AGTGGCAGCATTTGGACCTGCTACAGGATCTATAACAGCTAATCCTGCAGCAACTGATATTTATGCAGTACTGTATGGAGGCACTGGAGGTGGAGGGGGAAACCCTTTTTTAGGGCCTCATAACGGAGGTAATGGCGGATTAGGTAAAGTTGGTTTTTTTGAAGTTCCAGTTACAGGGGGAGCTACTGTACCCTATACTTTAGGTGCTATGGGAAATGGTGGAGGAGGAGCCAATGATGGAACAGGAGGAACTGGAAACGCTGCACAAGCATCTGGTCTTCAGGGACAAACATATATAAACGGTGGTAATGGTGGCACTGGAGGAAGATATTTTGGTAATAACGGTAGCCCGGGATCAGGGGCTAATTTTTCTGTACCAGCAACGGTAGAAATAACAGCTACTACGAATGTTCAAAATACAATTTATGATGCATATATTTTTCCAAATTTAGGAGGAGCTGCAGGTTTAAGACCAACCGCAACTCCAATTCAACAAGGAGAAATATATGGAATTCTTCCTGCTGATACTAATAATACTCCTCAATCCTATCAATTAGGAAGAGGGGGTGGAAATTATGGACCTAACAGTAACGGTTCAGGGCAACCTGGAGGACAGAGCTCACTATTAATATTAGATATATTATAGGATAATTATGGCATATATATTTTACTCACCTGCAAAAAAAGGATTATTAGCAATCACATCTAACGATACTGATAAAACAGCAATAACTTCTCATTTTTTAAATGGCAGTTATGTTGAAGAAAATTTATCAGATACTGATTTTTTAAAGTTAAGACAAAATACACATGGCTTTAATTTTCAAAATGAAAACCCAGTTTTAGAAGAAATAGCAATAGGCTTTCCAAATAAAGAAGTTTTAGATCAATACATAAATTTAAATTTAATACCTGCTATTGATTCATACTTATCTAATTGGAAAAATCATGCACATTATTCAAAATGGACTTCTTATAAAACACAATTAGAAAATTTAGATACTACATCTATTACTTATCCTTTAAACAAATCTTTAGAAAAACATTTTGCCGATGAAGGGCAACCGTATTATTCTCTTTTAGAGTTGCCTTAATATTAATTAATGTTATAAGTTTATATGTTTTCAAAAAACATAAAATTTTTAGTACCTCCAAAATATTTGGAGTATACTGATAAGTCTATATATCCAATACCTGCAAAACAAAATATGCCTGATTGGTTTAAAAAATTATCTAATAAAGTTGATGGAATGACAGTGAAACATTGTAAACCTTTTTTAGATTCTTTAGTTTCTGGTTACATTTTAAAAATGCCTTATGATATGAGAATAAGACATAATGTGGTTAATGAAGAAACAGGCGAGAAAGATGGGTTTCAAGAAACTGGTATTCAAAAATCTCAATTAATAACAGCAAAATATTTAATAAACTTTCCTTTTTCAAATCAATGGCATCCGATTGGACAACTAGGAGAATCTCCATTAGTTGAAAAAAATAAAAATTTAGCTTTCCATAAAATTTTAAATCCTTGGGTTATAAAAACACCTCCAGGATTTTCATGTTTATTTGTGCCTCCTTTAAATAATCAAGATGATCGATTTTCTATTATACCTGCAATAGTGGATACTGATAAACACGACATTGAAATAAATTTTCCTATTGTTGTGAATGGATTTAAGCATGATGAATTAATCACAACAATCAAAGCAGGTACTCCTTATGTGCAAGTTATACCATTTAAAAGAGATTCATGGAAAATGAGTATAGAGCCTTTTAAAAAAGAAAAACAAGAAAAAGATAGATTGAATTTTTACACAAAAGTAAAACATTTTTACAGAGATTTTTCTTGGTCAAAAAAAAGTTTTAAATAATGAAAGTAAAAGAATTTATTAAAATTTATGATAAGGTATTACCTTGGGAAATATTAAGTAGTTTTATAAAAGTAATGAATGAAAAAAAATTTAATGATGCAGGATTATTAGGAGATTCAACAAGAGGTGAAAAACCCCGTGTAGAAAAGAAAGTTAGAAACACAAAATGGTTAGATTTTAATCAACCTAATGAAAGCTTAACTAATATTCACTGGGGTAATTTTTTAAGAAGTGCTTTTAAACCGTATGTTAATGAATATCAACAAGAATTCAGATTTGGTTTATCTCAGAAAAAATTTTTAAAAGCTATCGTAGATGTTCAATGTTTAAAATACGAAGAAGGGGGACATTATATCTACCACACAGACAGTGCTTTCGATGTTCCAAGATGCTTAAGTATGATATTAATGCTTAATAATGATTATGAGGGAGGGGAGTTAAGTTTTAAATGGAACGATGAAACATTTAAAATTGAAACAAAACCAAACAGATTAATTCTTTGGCCAAGTAATTTTATGTATCCTCATTGTGTTAGCTCTGTAAAAAAAGGAACAAGATATTCAATTGTAGCATGGGCACTTTAAAAAAAGATTTTAAATATAAAAAAGTAAAAAATTTTTTATCGCAAGATGAATTAGATTTAATTAAAAATTATTGTATCTCAAAACATAAAGCAAATTTTTCTGAATTTGATACAATACAAAACAATAACGGAGATACTTGTTTTTATAGAGATCCTTTAATGCAATCTTTATTAGTGAAAAAAATTCCTTTAATGGAAAAAGAAATAGGATTAAAATTATTTCCCACCTATTCTTATTGGAGGCTGTACACTTTGCTTTCAGAATTAAAACCACATAAAGATAGGCCTTCCTGTGAAGTTAGTGTTACAGTTATGTTAGGTTCAGATAATACCTCATGGCCTATATTTATGGAGGGAGAAGAAATACATATGGAGCCTGGTGATGCTTGCATTTATCTTGGATGTGATTTAAAACATTGGAGAGAACCATTTAAAGGAGACTGGCATCTTCAAACTTTTTTGCATTATGTTGATCAACATGGTCCTTATGCGGAATATAAATTTGATAAAAAACAGGAGGTAATATGAGATTTGAAGCATTTAACGATGGTGGGGCAAGAATAATATTTAATGAACAAGAAATAAAAATTGTTCAAGAAAAAAAATATTTAACTTTTACACCAGAATTTTTTAAACATTTTAAAAATAATTTAATGGGCATGGTTGTAAATTTTGAAAAAGTCTCAAAAAATAAAAAATATAAAAAGTTAACATCGGATACTGGAGCTGAAATAAAAACTAAATGAAATTTGACGCTATTTATAAAACAGTAAATAGAAAGGTAGGTTTATTTTTATATAAAGGTATTTATAAAGATAAAGATATAATAAACAACTTAAAAAACAAAATTAAAGATAATTTAGTTAAAAAAAATTATAATGCAACTAATGTCAAGGCTCACATGACTTCTTGGAATTTATTCAACAATGATAAAGATTTTGAAATTTTTTTTAGATCTTTAATTCCTGATATTAGAAATTTATTAGGACCACAAAAAGGTGTCCATGTTTCTAACTCATGGGGTAATTTATTAAACAAGGGCGAGCATTGTGTAAAAGAACACAATCACCAAAATACAGATTTGTTTAGTGGTGTGTTGCATTTATCTGATGAAGGTCCTGGTTTATATTTTAAAGATTTTGATACAACTATAAAAGAGGAAATAGGTGGTTTTGTTTTATTTCATCCATATTGTTTTCACGAAGTAAAAAATTTTAATTATACTAAATCAAGATACTCATTAGCTTTCAATATAAATAAACAATGGTTCCCAGGAACGGAATGAAAAAACCAATAGATATTTTTGAGAATTTTTATTCCGAACAAGATTTTGGGATGATGATGTTTAATGCAAAAATGTTTGCTTATAATGCAACTTATCAACCAAAAACAATTAATTTTCCAAACAGATTGAAGGCTTACCCTTGTTACGAAACAGGATTTTTTACAGATCAAACTAAACCATATAATATTTTTAAAAATACTTTTGAAAATTTAACTAATTTAAAAATAAAAAAATGTAAAACTTTTTTTAGAAAGATTATATCCGAAGAAGTTTCTAAATCCCCTATATCAAAATATGGAAACCCTTCACATACTGATAACGAAGTTGATTTAGCAGGTGTTATATATTTAAATAGTTTTAGCTTAGATGATGGAACAAGGTTTTTTTCTGATTATCATCAAATTGAACCAGACTTAATTGTTGGATCAAAACCAAATAGAATGGTTTTATACTCTGGAAATATTTATCATTCGGCTGGGTATGATTCCCTAAGCAAAAGTAGACTAATTCAACCTTTTTTTATTAATTTAGAAAAATAAGGTAACATTTAAATAGATAAGCAGTTATGTTATAATACAGCATGCCATTAACAAATGTACAAATAAGACCAGGTTTTAATAAACAAGTCACAGCAACAGGAGCAGAAGGTCAATGGACTGACGGTGATTTTGTTCGATTTAGATATGGACTACCTGAAAAAATAGGGGGTTGGGAACAATTAACATCTAAAACTATAGTAGGAGCAGCAAGAGATCAACTTGTTTGGGCTGATTTAGATAGTAGAAGATACTCAGCTATAGGTACTCATAAAGCATTATTTATATATTATGAAAATGCATTTTACGATATTACACCGTTAGACACTGCAATTACTGGAGCAACCTTTACAACAGTTAATACGAGTCCAACTGTCACTGTAAATAAAATTGCTCATGGTTTATCTGCAGGAGATTTAATTACATTTACTTCTGTTACGCCTCCAGTGGGAGCTGGTTATGTAGCTGCAGATTTTACTACAAATACTTTTGAAGTCGTGACAGTAACGAGTCAAGATACGTTTACAATTACTATGGCGGCTAATGCCGGTACAACTGTTGCAGCAAGTGGAGCAGCAACAATAAACCCTTATGTAAAAGTCGGTCCTTTAAATCAAACTTCTGGTTTTGGTTATGGTACTTCTGGATGGGGTGGATCTTCAGGAGTTATCTCAACTTTAAATGGACTATTACTAGATGATACAGCGGGAACTGGAGGAGCAGGAACCTCAATTACTCTTTCATCTACAACTGGATTTCCAACAACAGGCACAATAAAGGTCGGAACAGAATTTATTTCATATACTGGTATTTCTACAAATGATTTAACTGGAATTACTAGAGATGTGGCAGGCACAAGATCAGCTCATGCAAGTGGAGCTTCTGTTGAAGTTTATCTGGGATGGGGATCAGCTTCAATTACTGGTGGAGTAACTTTAGAATCTGCATCATGGTCTTTAGATCACTTTGGTTCAAAATTAATTGCAACAATAAAAGATGGTAAAACTTTTGAGTGGGATACTATAAGTAATGCACCAGCTGCGTTAACTACAAGAGCAACTGTCGTTAGTGGAGCACCCACTAAATCTGTTATGTCTATTGTTTCCGAAAGAGATAGGCATTTAGTAATACTTGGAACAGAAACTACAATCGGTACTTCAAATACTCAAGATAAAATGTTT